TCGTCTTTGAAACGATTAACTATTGCTTCAGGTATATGTAAACTATCTTGTTCTTCAAATTGATAATTTATTTCTTCGTTAGTATTATTTTCTCTAAGTTGAGAACTACGTGTATTTGTTCGTGTTGTCATTTATTTACCTCCACGTTGCATGTTTATTGTTGTATACTCACCCTCAGCATTAGTTGCTTTCAGTTTTTCTTGAGCATACTGTTCAAGTGGTATATTCCATTTGTTAGCTAATCTTACATCTTCTTTTGAAAGCTTAACTTTCTTATTGGAACTAGGAGTGCTACGTGTACCTCCTGCAACTACTTGAGCAGGTGACGTTTC